TATGACGCCAAAAGTAGACACGCCCATGGAGTGCGGTTGTGGTAAGACTAAGAACCCACCATTCTGTGACGGCAGCCACAATGATGAATCGGATAAGACTGACGGCTTTGATGTTGAGTTTGACTTTGAACCAACCGATAAGTCTATCACCATCACCAAGACCTGGAAGTTTTGATGATCTACAGCATCGACTTTGAGACCCGCAGTAAAGCCAACTTGCCCGATGTAGGCTTGGACATCTACGCCAACGACCCCACAACAGAAGTGTTGTGTATTGCGTTCGGCACCCAGCCTGACAATGTGTTAGTAACTGACCAAGTTAACAACCCACACTACGGGCATTTTTTATCTAAATTATTAGACCACGTCCGCCAAGGTGGCAAAATCCAAGCATGGAACGCCATGTTCGAGTATGCCATCTGGAACTGCGTCTGTGTGCCTAAGTACGGCTGGCCACCACTAAAGCTAGAGCAGGTGATTGACTCCATGGCCATAGCAGCGGCCAATAACGTACCACAGAGTTTGGATGAGGCAGGCACTTTCATGGATGCCGCCCATAAAAAAGACGCCATCGGCGCCCGTTTGATTCAAAAGTTATGTAAACCCAATAGGAAAGGAGAGTATGAAGATGACCCAGAGTTACTCGCCCAGTTATTTAAGTACTGTGCCCAAGACGTTAGAACTGAGATGGCAATCGCCTCCCTGTTACGCCCCCTTACTGTGGGCGAGCAGCGAATCTGGGAGCTCACTCAGCGGATTAACCTCCGTGGTGTGCCAGTGGATCCTAACGAGCTCCAAAACGCTGTAAAAGCAGTCGGTGAGGCCCAGGCCTCAATTGACGCTGAATGCGTCTCCTTGACCGGTTTTAAGCCGTCTGAGAGGGCTAAATTACTAGACTGGATTAACCAAAAAATCCCTCATGCACCAATGCCCGATTTGACCGCCGAGACCGTTGAAAAAATGCTGCAGTGCAACATATTTCCGGTGATCAAACGGGCGTTAGAGTTACGCCAAGAAGGAAGCCAGACTAGCGTGGCTAAGTACGCTAAAATGTTGGAGATACAACGTGAAGGAAGAATTAGGAATACACTGGTATATCATGGCGCTAGTACTGGTCGTTGGGCATCAAGGGGCGGACTTAATTTACAGAATATTGCGAGGCCCACGCTCAGTGATGAACAAATTGAACAGGCTATACCTGAAGTCTTTGGAAGGGGATCTGGAACGATGCTACAACTTTCCTCTTTGGTACGATCATCAATCAAAGCTCCGGACTCCAAGACCTTCGTTGACGTGGATTTTAGCTCAATTGAAAACCGAGTTGGGGTTTGGCTCGCAGGACAAAACGACAAAGTAGAGCTGTTTAGAAAGGGATTAGATGAGTACAAAGTCTTTGCGTCAGAAAGCCTTTATAGAGTCAATTACGAAGACGTTACAAAAGATCAGCGTCAAATTGCAAAGTCAGCGGTTCTAGGTGCGATGTTTGGCCAAGGTGCCAAGGGTCTAGTAAAGTATGCGGAAGGGATGGGAGTTAAGCTATCAGATCTACAAGCGAAGAATGCTGTAGATAATTACCGTAGCTCTTATGTGAAGGTAAAAAATCTGTGGGCTTTATGCGAGACCGCTGCAATTGACGCAGTACAGAATCCCGGTACTGCATTTGCCGCAGGTCAGAAGATAAAGATGAAGGTGGCCAAACAGGCTCTATGGATGCAACTACCATCAGGCCGTCTCATCTGCTGGCAGAGGCCAGAGCTCGAGCTGCTCACCACTCCGTGGGGTAGTCAGAAAGTGGGCGTTGTCGTTCATAGTCAGAACACTTATACTCGCCAGTGGAGTAGAAACCCCCTGATTGGCAGTAGTATCTTCCAGTCTGCCGTCCAGGGTACGGCTCGCGATTTCCTTGCGTTTGCTATGATAGCTCTCGAGGGAGCTGGTTATGAGATTATTAACTCGATCCATGACGAGGTGTTGCTCCTTGTTGAAGAACAAAGCGCGGAGTCCTCGCTAGAAGATGTGGTCCGTATCATGACCACACCACCAGAGTGGGCTCCCGACTTTCCTCTTGCAGCCGAGGGCTGGCACGGCAAGCGTTATCGCAAGTGATTAGACTAGACCGCCGCGCTTTTTGGTAATGTCACGATTAGTTGGGTTAAAAGTTCCCTCATTACCAATAGCAGATTTTAATTGTGTTGGTTCTGGAACCATCCAAGTGCCGGTATTGGGATTATAAATAGAATCATTACCTTGCTGTTTTGCTAAATCAATCCATTCTCTTTGACGTTGTTTAAATGGTAAAAAGCTACCTTCCATAAGTTGGTCATCATCAAGAATCAATGGATTTTTAGTGCTTAAATGTAAAGGCATAACTCTAGGAGATTCACCCCAAGCTAACTGATCATTACCCAATTCAGTATACGTATTAGCAACTTCTGGATGTTCAGTTACATGTATCCATCTTGGTTTTTTCTTAAAAGCGTTAAAGTCTTCGTCTACTGAAGTGCCATGATAGACAACATCAGGTACTGCGGGATGGTTGCCCTCTAAAAACTTAGTCTTGTTTGCTTCTCGCTCAGCGAACGGGAGTAGCTTTTTTAATACTTCTCCACCTGGCGCATAGCCGTCTACCTTGGTGACTGGTGTTGGATTAAACAACAACCCCACGTCACCAGTGTGGTAGCCTTCGTAACCGGCACCCTTAATTAATCTTTCCAATTCGGTGGCCTTGACAGCTGGGTCCACTACCTCACGACCAAAACTCATCATATATGGATCGAGTGACTTGGCTTTTGCAATTGCGTGAAAGCCCTCAGGGTCATCTGCCAGGTTATACACGTTAGATGCCGTGCCCTGGTACTTCTGATTTCCTAGGCCCTGTTCTGGGCGCATCGTCTGCTCACCCTTATCTACATAAAAGTAGCTGCGGTTACGAATATCCGGAGCATCTTTGAGACGAGCCGCTTCTTGGCCTTTAATACCCCGACCATAAAAGCTAGGCTCTAAGGATGTTAAATTGGGTTGGGAGGAGTAGTGCACGAATGGCACCTCTTCGGCAAACTTTAATACCTTCTTGATTACCGCACCACCCTTGTCATAGTGCTTACCCTCAAAGTCAGACAAACTCAGTCTTGGATCTTCCCAGTTGGTTGTCTCTAAACCTTGTTTAGGTGCAATAATTAACGGACCAGATTGCAATTTTTCTTCAGCGGACCATACAGGCAAACCAGTAGACTTATCATAGAACTGTGAGTGTCTGCGTGGGTCCATACCAATTTGAGTATATGCTGGGTCTTGCATCATTTCAGCCATCATGCGACGTACTTCGTCATCTGATGTACCCACGTTAGTACCCTTTATAAGGGCAAATGGGGACTTTGCAGACCCAATCTCGGCGCCCAAGGGGGTAAGGGCCTGCTCCTTGGTTCCGAGGCCTACACGGACCGCCTGGTTGGGTTTAGAGCTAAATTCAACGTCAGTCAAATGACCGGTTCTGTTGTAGCTAATTGGCGCGTTGCCGGCAGATAAATCATGCGTGGTATCAACATAGACACCGTGCTGGGTATAAGCTGGGATATCTAACCGGTTACCAACACGCATACCAGCTGGCACATCGGCCAATGCCTTAGATTGCTTGTTAGCCATCAGGGCGTTACGGATCTCTTCATCAGTATACGCTGGCGGCAATTGAGTCCAGTTACGGATTGGCAGATGCTCATTCATAATGCGGATACGGTCCGCGTTACTGATATTACCTTTTAGGTATTCTTCCAGGGCCTGCGCCACTTTAGGGTGCTGGCCAATAGAGTGCTTGACAATGTTTTCTGCCAGGGCAATACCGCCGGGTGCAAAACTTTGCACAGCGCCACCCTCGGCCTTCATGAAGTCTGGGTTGGCTGCCTCTTCCGGATTGTACTGGGCAAACTTGCCGCGGATGTTAGCTGGATTAAAGATACCGACGTTCTTGACACCGCCCTCAGTTACACTAAATGTATCGTGGCCGGTTGATTTTAAGAAATTCAGTAATTCTGGAGATTCCATTAACTTCCAGTTATTTACCGGATCGGTTAAACGATCCATCATGTATTCATGCTTTTGACCTAATGCCTCATCAAACCCATAGCTATCTACATCTTTTTTGTATTTGTTTGCAAGGTATTGTTTTATCGTGTCATTGCCCTCTGGTGTGGCAGGATCAAAATGTTTACCAAGATTAACACTAACTGGATACATTGTCGCCCCAGTTGGAGTATTAAGTTTTTCTGGATCAGCTAAAAACTTTTCAGCAAATCTTGGGTTTGGCGAAACAAATGTCACACCAGGTGTCACCATATCTAAATCTTTAACAGCAGATTTGCTTGGGTCAAAAGCAGTTATTTTATTTGTTGGACTACCATGGTAAAAGCCAGGGGTGAACTTGGCCTTGTATGCCTGCTTAGCATCATCGAGCACTGCGCGGATTTCGGCTATTGATAACTTTGGCATTATTTCTTCTTCTTAATTTTGCCGCCTTTTTTGTATCCAAGGTCTTGCAAAGATTTAATTAGTTTATCATCAATTAATTGATTTGGCAAACCACCTTGTAAGTTTTGCACATTACGGTAGTTGTAATCCGTCATCGGGCGCCCCATCTGTTCCATGGCTTGCTTTTCTAAATCACGGAATAAAAACTCACGGGGCACTGGAGTAAATTGGTCCGCGCCTTTCTCACCTAAAAACAAATGACTATAGGCTGGGTGAATCTCTGGCTTCTCAATACTACCTTCCATGGTAAAGAGCTGAGGACCAATAGCGCCAGTCTCTGCTTCTTTTAAAACTGGATCAATAGTAGATTCTAAATGTTGTTGTAAATCAACGCCACCAGTTTTCTTTAATCCCAAGATGTCAGCTACTTTACCGCGGCGATTAAATGTGTCGGCAAATTGTAAAAAGTCTGGCGATTGTACACCAGGGCTTTTAGATAAATCAACACCCTTTTCAGCTAGGATACGTTGATTTAATTTATCAATCTGCTCAGGCGTAAATTCACCAGATTTAATTTTTTCTTGCAAGTCATTGTAAATTTGATGAAACACTGGGCGATTAGATTTGTGCGCCTCAGTAGACATTAACATTGGAGCAAACACAGTTTGATCTGGCCCACCAAAACGATTAACCACATTCATGTGCTTTGTCACAACGCCAGGAGCATCTACGGCCCAGGTATAATCCGGATGTAAGTTAATAAAACCAGGACCGCCAGAAAAGCCTTCAGTCGCTTTGGTTCTATCAGCCAGTGTGGCCAGCAGTGTTTTTCCTTCGTGGGGAATGATGGCCTCTGTAAACTTTTTTATTACTTTACCACCCTTATCATATCCTTCAACAGAAATGTTTTTTTTGTTGTATAGTGGGGGTGAAAGTTTACTACCGGCTAAAACACTTTCGTGTTTAGGCAAATGCTCTCCGATAAAATGAATTGCTTTTGCAATTGTTGGTGCAGCTTTTTCAAGTGCAGGAGTTAAAGCCTCTGTGCCTTTTTCCCATTGTAAATTTTCAAGTCGGTTCTTTAAAAATCTTTCAGGTAGTTGAACAAATTTACCCATCATTGGTGCAGCATTCCAGGCACCTTCTAAGTAATTGCCCATAGCACCAAGATAGTCGCCTTCTTTAGAACTCTTTACAAAGTCTTTTGCGTTTTGTGCAATTTGACCCGGAGCTTGAGCAGCCCAGCTTAATGGATTGTATTGAGAATAAGAATCAGCACCTTGCATACCCATTAGTCCGCGAGCTTGGTCTTTGCCAATATACGGAGCAATTGCATTATAAATACGTTCGTTATAACTTGGTTCGTAAGCCTGTGCTTCGCCCATCTCTGGTGGTTGACCACCTTCAGCCAGAGCGACTAATCCACCGGTATTGTATTGCTGTTCTGGGGGGTTGGTAAATTGATCGAGTGCGCGGTTAACCACTGGAGCGGCCATAGATACAGCGGCACCAACACCACGATATTTTTTAGGAAGTGCTTTGATATATGGCGCAGCAGATCCGGCTAGGCCCGCAGCACTGATAGTAGATTGAATAGGGTTACCAGCTTTGACTTGTTGCATTAAGTCAATTGCGTTAGCGCCCGCTGTTAAACCGGTGATTGGTTTCATTGTGCCAATATTGGCAGCATGACCAAATATATTTTCGGCAGCAGTAGGAACCGTAGGTTGTAGGTGTGGGAGATTTGGCCTGGTGAATCCAGGGTATTTTTTCTGAAGTGCAGTATCACGACGGACAGACTTAGCTGCTTCGTTTTGTGCATCGGCGTAGGTGCGCCAGTTTTGTATGCTTTCTTCTACGCTAGAACCGCGTGGATTGTAGCCAGTGGTCTGTTGTTGATTGCCACCAAAACGGTCAAGAGCGCGAACAAGTTCGACACCCTTAGATGCACCGACAACACCTGCACCAGTAACCGCGCCTAAACCACCACCCAAAGCCGGTAATACGGCACTGGTACGAGGTTGATCAGCTTGGGCCGTGGCTGAAGATTGTTGAGCTTTTAGCGTATCAATGTAGTCCGCTATCTGAGTAGCGTCTGCGGTATTGCCAGCATCATGAGCAGCCTGAAGCGCGTCATAGGCATTTTGTAATTTCTCATCCATGCTTATTGTCTCTTTTTAGTTCTGTATTTTTCAACCAGTGACTCAGCTGGGTGTGCGCCAGCCTCTTCACCCAGCGGCTTAACAATTCCTTTGTATGTATTTAAAAAATGCTGTTGTGCATCATCTCTAAATTTAATGTATTCTGGGCTGGATTCAAACTGATTAAAATCGGCAAACTTGCCACCATGGCTATCAGCCCAGCTTTCCCACATCTTTGATTTGTCTTGTTGAAATTGTGCCGCGTCGCGAATCAATGCGGCGTTACGTTTATTAATCTCAGCAGGCATCTCAGTACCAACACCCTTAGCACCCATCGCCATTTTCTCTAGGCCGATACCCATACGTGCGCCTTTGAATACATCAGCAGCAAAATCAATACCTAGCTTTTGTGATGCGCCCTGTACCGTCTTGTAAGCAACACGCTCTTCAGGTGATAGATAATTAGCAACGAGTGCCTTCTCTACCTTCTCTGCACCAATACCGGGGATAAAATCACCGGCTGTTGTTAGTGCGGTTGGTACAGTTTGTGTACCATGAGCCAGACCCATAACCTTACTTAATTTTGGATTATCGGCAATATCAATAACAGCCTGAGCTGTTGGGATGGTGTTCATGCCTCTTTCTGACAAATCACGCATCTTATTCAAACGAACACCTGCGTCTTCACCAGTCTTTTCTAATTGTTTACCTTGTCCAGCAATTAAAGTCTCACCAGCTTTTTGACGCATCTCGTTTGCTTCTTTAGATGTTGGATCTAAACCAGCTGCGCGGATTTGTGCTTCAACAGGAGACTCAGTCTGTAGTGGGGGTTTAAATGAGGATGGGGGAGTAACTTGTGCTGGCGGTTTAATGACACTGGCAGCAGGAGTAGTAGCGCCTGCAGCAGGAGTAGTAGCAGGAGCCTTAGCAGCAGGAGTAGTAGCGCCTGCAGCAGGAGTAGTAGCGCCTGCAGCAGGAGTAGTAGCAGGAGCCTTAGCAGCAGGAGCTGTAACAGCAGGAGCAACTTGAGGTGTGCCCGCGGGTGCAATTCTGTTAGCAGGTACAACAGCAGGTGCTGCAGTTGGAGCACCACCACCGCCACCAACCATAGCACCAGCGGAGCCGATTGGCGTGCTTTGTACTGTTCCAGTTGAACCACGAACATCGTGTGGCACAAATGCTGCGGCACCAGCAAACTTAGTCAATGCTGCGGCTGGTACCAGTTTAGGATCAATCAGACCATTAGCTACCATGTAGCGTAGGTCTTTAATCATATCGGTATCGGTTGCGTTTTTTTCCAAATAAGTTTGGATAGCTTTTTGTGCGCCAACTGGATCACGCAAAGCCTGGGCCGCGATGCTCTGTCTTAATGCGGCATCTCTTACTAGACCAAGCATACCACCTTGTTGAATCAATGTAGAAGATTCTGTTGGTGCGCCAGCGGCAACGTGAGATGGAGGCAATGTGCCACTTTGTGTTGCTGCCGTAACTGGTGAGCCAAAGATTGATGCCTGAGTAAGCTCATTTAATTTTTGACCAATCTTGGCCTGAGAAAGCTGCGCCTTCATGCCAAACAATTCAGCATCTTGTTGTTGCTTTGTTTTCTCACGCTCAGCTAAAGGTTCTGCGGGACCAGCGACACCACCAGACCACCAGGCCATGGCATCTTTCATGCGCTCACCAAAACTATTTCTTTGCGCTTCACGCATAGTGATCATTTTTTGCATCTCTTCTAAGAGAGCAGGATCATAACCAATAGAGCCCTGAGGGGCTGGAAGAGCATAAGGACCTTTTGCTGCTATAGGTTTTGCCAGACCACCAACAGCGGTAATTTCTTCTTTAGGAGACTCTACGGCGTCTAAACCGGATTGTACTTGTTCAGCCATTATTTATCCTTAAGATCCTGTATCGCCACCAATTGGGGTAGTGTAACCCGCATCAGTTGCTGCTTGTTGAATATCTTGTGCAGTGGTTGCGCCAGTAGAAGTTGGCGTGCTAGAAGAGCCACTATATTGACTGCTGGTATCTTGGCCTGTGCTTACTGCAGCGAGTGGTGAAGTATTGGTAGAAGTGGCAGCTGGTTGTGAGGAACTAGAACCAAACAAGCTACTAAATAATCCAGGGGCTACATAGTTAGGGTTAGCCATTGGCAAACCAGTTACTGGGTTGGTAATTGTTGGGCTACCACCACTTCCAGAACCAAACAAACCACTTAATAATCCGCCAGTAGATACACCAGTGCCGCCCAAGGCAGTAGCTAAACCCATTACCTGGTTTAGTGGAGATAGGTTAGTTGTGTTAGATACTGTGGCGCCAGGTTGAACGGTTGACAATACGTTGCCAAGGTTAGCTGCGTTAATGTATGGTGATGCTTGTTGATATTGACCGGTAGTCAATAGGTTGTTGATGTCTTGTTGTGTTACGTTGCCAGCGCCAATAGCGGCGTTTACACCGGCTGATTGGTTTTGTAGTGCGGCTTGCATTTGTTGTGATGCTAACTGAGCCTGAGCGTTTGTCAATGCTGATACATCAGCAGTCTGGCCGCGCAAGCTACCAAAGTTACCAGAACCAATATTTTGTGCTTCTTGCTGTGCCTGGATAGTTGGGGCTAATTGTTGAAGTTGCTGGTTTTGGGCTTGGAACAAACCACCCAAAGCGGTATTAACGTTTGGTGTTACCTGACCAGTTGGGCTAACGTTCCAAGGACTCGCAGCGCCACTAGCAATATTTTGTAGTGTGCCACCAGCTTGTGTAAATGGGTTAGTTGCGCCGGATAAAGTATTGACCGCATTCTGCGCCACAGTGTTTTGAGGAGCCGGAGCAGCAGCATTAGCAGATTGTGCTTGACTGACAACGTTTTGCTGAGCTGTATCAAACCAGCTCGGCATTGTGGTTGTTTGGACTCCTGTATTGGAGATTAGACTACTTAATCCAGTTGCCATTATACTTTCGCTTTCTTCTTAGCTGCCAATAAGTAAGCCAAGGGGCCTTTACTATCTGGCGGTAATTTACTAGGGTCGTGTTTTTGTTTGTGGGCGCGGATAACTGATAAAAAGCTATCTAACACCTTAGCGCCAGATTGATTGCTTCCGTTACCTAAATCAGATACTACATCAGCTGGAATAACAAACTCACCATTAGCCAACATGGCTTTTACAGAGTCACTGGTACCATCGCCAGCGCCTTGAACATAACGATGCTGCAAACCACCTTCACTATGAAACTCTGGTACATGGTCATCAATCTCACCACCAGCGGCATGGGCGCCAATCAATCGACCAGTCATATCACCAAATGCTTCATTTTTTGGTGTGCCTAAAAGCGCTGTAGGACGACCATGACCAAACACTGGCGCATAACTTAAACCACCACCAGTTGCCAGATGGATTACTGGGGGCGCCTCTTCAACAGATTGAATTTGTGTGCCATATTCTGGGGATGCTAATGCGGATAGTGTTGGTATACCTAGTAAAGCAGCCTGTTGAACCGCTCTTAAGGATGGTGTCAAACCAGTGAGTTGATTACTGGTATCACCAACGCCAGTGATTGAATTAGATGATAAATTGGATGTAGATCCACCGGTAGCTAAACCGGCAAAGTATGGGTTGTAAGAAGCTGATGGAGTTGTCATATTTTGATTTTGTTCTAATCCAATTAATGAGGCATCTTTGGTTGGTGCAAATGTTCCTACTAAGTTTGTTATACCTGGGTTAGTTTGAGCTGTGGATGGTGATCCGTATGATAAACCAGTTCCACCGCTTGTTGTAACTGTTCCTGTACCGCCGGTACCACCACCGCCACCAGTTCCAATTGCAGTTCCACCGGCGCCGGTTCCTGTTCCAGAGATTGTTCCGGCTCCTGCACCCGTTCCCGCTATTGTGCCTGTACCGGCACCGTTACCACTTGCACCACCGGGCACTGTTGCCGTACCGGTTCCTGTTCCGCCAGGTGTTGTTGCGGTTGCTGTTGTGCCTGTACCCGTTCCAGTTGACTTACTAGTAAATAAGTTATCAATTAATTGCTGGTACGGATCTGTAACAACACTTGGTGTCGTTGTGGTAGCAATGTTTTTAATTGCATCATTATACTCACCCTGAGTAATTTGTCCACTAGCCAACTCAGAATCAAGCTGTGCTTTAGTAGTCTGAGTCTGTGCTGTTGTATCTGGTGTCGTTGTAGATATCGGGATCATCGAAAGATTCGGTGTTCCGTCTGTATTCTTAGTTACGGGGAACTGATCGCCAGATGGTGCACCCTCAACATATTTAGATGTTGCATCCGCACCGGCAGAAGCTAATACAATACCAGTGTTTGTTAACTGACCACTTGTTGGGTCTTTTACGTAAATTCCCCACTTACCAGTTGTTGGGTCTTGATGATAAACACCAGGAACCGTCTGTTGTGTGGCGGGCAAGGTATCTGCCTGTGCGCTTGGGATTACTGCATCCAACACCATCTTAACCGCATCAGTTGGCGTCATTGTTGGATCTTTTGCCAATAACGCATTGTATGCAGCAATTTGTTCTGGTGTAGTTAATTGACTTTGTGCCGCAGCATTAATGTTCGTTGCTGCTGCGCCAGGATCAACAATCTGTTCTGTTGCTGTTATTGCTTGTGCTAATTCAGATGGTATACTACCATTTTGTGTTGCCTGAATATACATATTTTGTGCGTTAACGCCAAGGTTAGCTACAGGACTATTTGCTATTGTCAGTGCCTGATTTATTGATAAGCCTTGTGAAGTAGCATTATTTAATGCTGCCTGCTGAGCATCCGTTAAACTATTAACCTGGTTTGCCACTTTAAACGCATCAGCTGGGGCAACATTACTGTTGTTAACCTGATCAAAGAAGGTTTGAACAGCCGTCGTGCTCATTGTCGCAAGCTGTGGTGCGTATGTCAATGAGTCAGTGGCTGACAATCCCATCTGATTAGCAAAGCTAAAATAGTCTTGCTGATTTGTTGGTAACGCATTAACGGTAGTAGCTAACTGTAATGAGTTAGTTGGGTCACCGTTTGTCTTAAAATCACTGTTAAAGCCTTGTTGCGCCGCTGTCGACATTGTGCCAGATTGTTGTACCGCGTCTTGCACTTTTGTAGTGTAGTCGCTAATCTGTGTCTGGGCTTGTTTTGCAGCAGCATCTAACTGGGTATTTGCATCTGTAATAGCCTGTGTTTGACCAGTATAGTTTGTAGTTATATTTTGGTACGCTTGATAATTTGTGTTATATGTATCACCAGCGGTTTGTGCAGCTACTTGCAAAGTACTTAAATTACTCTCCTGGCTATTTAAACTTGTGGCCAGGGTATTAATTTGATCTGCTAAACTATTTGCAGTTGTTACATCATTAGCTGCTTTAGCAGTATTATATTGGCTGACTAAATCAGTATATTTATTATAATCAGAATTATAGCTATTGTATGCTGTTGTGTAAGCATCATTAGCACTGATCAAATTATTATACGAAGTCTGCGCAGATTGATAAGCAGGCTGAACAGTATTGGTGTAATAATTTTGTTGTTGTGTTTGTTGGCTATTAATCCCATTAATAGCTTGGTTAATTTGAGACGCAATATCTGTACCGGTTTTAGATAAATACTGCGATACACCTTGCGCAACATCAGTATTTTTTAATGTTGATCCAATTTGCGACAAACTAGTATTAACAATACTATTAACAAACGAAGCACCAATGTTTTGACCGGCCACCGCTGAAGCACTTGTAGCTCCAGCAATTTTACCGGCAATTGATGATATTGTTGATCCTGCACCAAGATCTTGCGCACCAACATTAACTGCACCGCCAACCGTAGTACCAACTCCAGCAGCCAAACCAGACAATAACGATTGGTTAATATTGCCAGTGGTTATCAAACTCTTAGCTGCAGCGCCGACGGAGTTACCAGCAGCGCCAGCTAAAATTTGTTGCGTGGCGCTATTCATAACACCATCTAATTCAGCACCATAGGCACCAGCGTAAGCAGTGGCTAATACCGATGGCGCCACACCAGCTGATGCTGCTTGTGCCATACTGTTAGCTACTTCAGGCGCCAAGTTATATGATTGCTGTAATGTATTAGCAATCTGATCTGGTGGAATGCCTTGAGCTACCATATTGGTAGCGTCTTGCGTTGCCATAGATGCCGTGCTATCTGCGGCGGGGGCCAACAAATTGCTACTAACCACGTTAGCAATATTAGAAGCTAAATAAGTTGTGCCCGCTGATATGGCGGCTTGTTGTAAGTTGCCACCGTTAGCAACGGTATCAGCGGCCGATATCAATGGTAATAATTCTGGGTTACCAGTAGCAACTGCCGCTATTTTAGCAATTGAACCAATTGGATCATTAATTGCCGCCTGACCTACTTTTTCAATAGTCTGGCCAATAGATTGAACTGCATTGCCAACAGCACTTGCAGCGTCGCCGATTGCATTACCGACATCACTTACGGCATTAGAGATTGCTTGCGCTACGCCACCCATTATAGAGCACCTTTATCGGTCGGTTGCGCTCTATCAGGCAGCCCACCTTTATGGGGATCACCTAAATTTACCGTCACAATATAATCGCCATTTGCAGCTTTTTGTACTTGATATCCCATATTAGGAAATGGCCGATGGCGTTTTACATATTTAAAAATACCCAATAAAGAGGAATCACTAAATTGAGTAACTAATGTTTTAAATCCAGCTAAACCAATTGCCTTAGTAAATACCAAAGAGTTATGCAAATAGTTTGGAATTGTATCTGCGTTGATGGCTCTAAATTGTGCAATCTTGCCATCTTGCGGCGATTGGTGCACCACAAAAATGGTATTACCTTCTCTCATCATCAAAGCCTTCATCTGATGAGCTTCTAATACCAGACTAGCTTTGACCTGCTCGGCAGTATACTTGCCGCCAGTTTCCTTAGCAGCAATGGCAATTATCTCGTCTTGAGATAACTTCTGATGTTTTGAATTAACAAGAGAAGACACAACAGCTATTATTTTGCTGTTTGTGCCTTAGCTGCCAAGGCCTCTTCAACGGCCTTCTTGAACTCAGGATTGATGGCATTCTCATCAGTCTTGTGTTTTGCCAAGATAGCGTCAGCAACGGCTTTATCGTTGAGGTACTTCATTGTTTGTTGTCCGTGCATTTTGATTCCTTTGGTTATTGTATCTACTTATATTAATGCAAAAAGTGCGTACTAGACGCCCTAAAATTAAGCATTTGGCTTATTTACTATCAGGGTAAACTCATTAGCCCAGTCCTGCCAGTTTTCATAAGCCTCTGGGTTTGGCAGTGGAAACGGCTGGAATGTTGCCAGACTAGCCATATGCTGGGCGGCTTGTCTCCAATTTTCCTCAGGTTGGAACATAATATGTTCTTGGCTGTAATAAATGGCTAGATTGCCATTCCAGTCATCCCAAGACATATGCTGAGTTGTACATGGAAAAAACTGCGGAATAACGTTTTGCTTAGGGGCGCTCATCACCGTACTCGGCCGTAATGACTAATTTACCCATCTCAAAATTACCACCAAGGGTATTAGATTCAAACTTTAATTGAATTAGGCGATGCTCAACACGCAGGTCAATTTTACCAGTGTTTGGGTTAAAATAATATGGGCCTGAATCTTGCTCATCTTCAGTCATTGTGCCACTAGCAAATTTACGACCCAAGATAGTCATTGACATTTGGCCAGACTGTAAAAAGTTTGGCTCTACACGACGGATGTGCATACGACGGTTGACACCAATTAAAGAATCACCGCCGGGGGTTCCAGAAATCCAACTAATATCACTAGTGGTAATACTGGAGTAAATTGCTGTCTCGCCGTTTAGTGCAATTTGGTTTTGGCCATATTCATGTTGCCACAAATTGTAACCACCAGTGACATAGTAAACTGGTTGACCAACAACTGGCAATGGCGAGATTGCAGTTGACACTGTTACTAAAGTAACCCCAGGGGGTTTAACCGTAGTATTATAAATGTTTTGACTGCCAGTGATTAAATAGGTTGGGTTTTGTGGGACATTTGAAAACGTTACACTATCACCAGGGCTAAATGTTGCTGTTTGATCTCCAGCTAAATAAAATTGATTTGAAGCTGGGGCCGGTAAACTGGCTGGGTGTGCAATCACATCAACTGCTGTACCGAGTATGGGGTCGTAATTCCAATCAATCCAAATTGGATTAGGAAACAATTCTGTGGTGTATCCACAAGAGCGTTGCGCCCCTACCGCTTGGCCAGCATCGTACCAGATCTTATCTTTGACATTATAGATAATAGCATCAGTACACTCAGTAGCGGTGCCACGGGGATAAAAGAACCAAATCTCATTGTAGCGGGGCACTTTAGTGGCCCATACTTTTTGACGTTGCTCGTAGTTGATGTTATCAAACAGGTAATTTACGTTCTTATCATTAGGGAGAACCTGCACGCTACCGTTGTATACATAGAAACGGTCAATACCCATCCACCAATAAGCGCCGTCCATTTCAACCACAGCATTGGAAGACATGATTGAGATTTGGCTAGAAACAATATCGTAGTTCCAGTAGGTTGATGGGACAGTAGAAGCTGTTGAACCCGCCGGATTAAAGGTAACACGAATTAGACTATCTGTGGCCCAGAACAAACCGGACGGAGCATTAGTACCTCCGCGCATTGGTAGGCCTTTAACAATCTTAGAACTACCAACGTTAACTTGGTTGGCTAAAGGTCCGTTCCAATCATAAAAATTTTGATTCCCATAAGTACCATTAACATTATTGTTAGCGATAAACCCATGAGAGCCATACACGAAAATAAATGGATACAGGACACAGACACCTCCGTCAACAGAGATTGGTTTGTATGTTGGGAATTGTCCTTGGCTATCTGACAATCCAGTAAATGACCAACTATAATTGTTGCCTGGGGTAATTTGCCCAATCAGTACTTGACTTGCAACGCCACTATCAATATTAACTAAATCTTTAGCTGGATGCGCGAGCACATACAGCTGTCCGCCATATGGACTAAACTGCGCATCAAACTGCCAGTTGTTTAAGTAAGGACCGTTTACTGGGTCTGGTGTAAATACGGCATTGCTTGTTAAATAAACAGTATTTGCGTTAGATGGAACTGTACCACCAGTCAAAGTTACTGTTGTAACATTTGAGCCATAAGTTGCAGATGAAACAGTAAAAGTTGTAGCATTACTGGTTTGCTGAAATATGAGATGGCTAGTATTTGGGAATGTGGCTACTGCGTTACCACTGATAGTAATGGTAGAGGTGATTGAGTTACTATTTGCAACCGGGACAAAAGAAGTGCCAGGTAAAATAGTAACTGGGAATGGGCCACTACCAGTTGCAAAAGTTGTACCAGTTGTAAATACATCTAGTTCTTTATAGTTACCCGCAAAAATATAGTTTACGCCATTGTATGGTTGTGCCACCATACCACGATAAATACCGACCAAGCTGGTAAAGATTGAGCGATAGCCACCCATCTTTTTGGGAACACCACGCTGAAAACGACACCACACACCGTCGGTGTACTCGTCGGTTTCAAAGTAAGTACCATCACGTTTGATACCCGCTGGAACTGCTAATGTATAGATCCGGGTAAACTGTGAGGTATCTTGCTGAACATTATCAGCTGCCATTTAGAACGTCCCGCCACTAATTGATTTAGCGTTTAATGATGCAAGTACATTGACTGCTGGTGCAGAAGGATTTGATCCATCCATATTGACAATCTCAGAACCGTTTGCAGTTAAACCTAAAACACCAGTACCGACTAAATACATACCGCTGGTTGTATCGTTATTGAACGAATACGCTGGCAACGATTGTGTACCATTAGATGCGTAAAATAAACCAGTGGAAGAAGCTGTCAATACATACAAATTTGTACCGTCACTTAATACAGTAAAAATATTACCGGCTGATAAAATGATTGGTGTCTGTGTGCTACCTTGACATTGGAAAGTAATATTATAACCCGTTTGATTGGTATTATTTACCAAAATATAAATCTGGGTAATAGCTGGCAATGTTACTGCTAGGTTTTGTGTACGAGTACCAGACTGTGCAATGTAAGTCTGGATAATTGGGGCGTATGATGTTAGGTTAAATGTGTTACCAATAATGGTGTCCACATCGTATGTTGCTGAGTTAAATGTTACAGCAGATGGAGCAACCCAACCAACAGTAATGAAACCACCTGCGGTAGCATCATAGAAAATAAATCCGGAATCACCTGGGTTGGTAACAATTTCGCTTGTGTTATTAATTAAAGCTGGAACTGGGGGGATAATAGCAAGACTACCAGTACCATTATTTCTAAAGCCAATATACCAACCGTAAGTTAGTGTCTGTGGTGTTGGTAGATTAAATGTGCCAGCGCCACCATTCCAAACAAAGGTTGCAGCACGGCTGGTATCGCTAATAACTGGTGTAGACGTTACATCAACGGTATTTTGTGAGGTGGCTAACTTACCGTTAACGGTAGTTAAACCAGCACCAGCTAGTGTGGCTGCATCGGCATATGATGTACCAGCAGCAAAAGTTACATTTCCCCAGATACCACCAGGAGTAGTATTATCAGTAAGATAAAAATACTTTGAAATACCACTAGGTACACTAACGGAGTTTGCACCCGTATAGTCTTTAATTGTGAATGTATTTGAGCCAAGGTTACGGAACAAGATATCCGCACCAACTGTTCCCTGATTAGCTTGCGGTAAAGTAATGACAGCAGCATTTGCATTAGCACTAGTACAAACGCAATCGATAATGCGAGCAGCAGGTATTTCACCCACACCTTGATTAACAATGGAAGGCCAATAGAGGGGCGTAACTGAACCAAAAGAGAGTGCATAGTAAGATACATCCGTTGGGGTAACAACGGTGCCTGTAAAGGGCGATGTGTAGACTGGAGTTGTCATATTTTAAGGTTCCTGAACCGTAGTATTGCGATCCACGCGGCGAGCATCGTCTTCTTTTTTGAGCGCTGCAAGTGCATCAGTGTAGTATTGTTTCCAGACAGGTAATTTATCAAGTGCTTTTAAGTAGCCTTGGGCTTGCAACAATGAACCATAAAGCATCGCTTGTGGTGCAATTTGTGTCCACAAGTTTTGTTGATTGTTTGCGTCCAGGGGTTGAATTTCAGCAAAGTAAATAATCTCTACTGGATAATTTTGGTCTGGTTTTGGTGCGAAATTCCAGTTGCTATAATCGTAATCAGAATAATAAATTGGCTGCGCGTTAGTTGATTCAGATTGATACTGGGCCACGTAATCTTGGCTACGTAACAAAATAGGCTCGCCGTTAACTTTCATTGATACTGTCTTGCGCCAGCGTGATGGTTTATTGAGAACAGTTTGATTTGTTGCTAAGCTAGTCTCCACCACAATTAACTGCATGAAAGTCTTTAACTCAGCAGCAATTGACGACTCAGTAAGTGCAATCAGGTTGGGGATCTGCGCAATAAAGTCAGCATCGTCCCGCTCCATGTATTGCTGGATGTTAAGAACGAGGCTGTCGTAGGTCATTATCACTGACATTTAATTACCTCGTATAGTAAGAAATATTAGGTTGGAAGTAGATCGGAGACTTATCACGATCCTCATCTTCAAACTCTTGACGTGCCTGCATGGCCAACTTTTCTAAATACTGAACACGTTGCAGATCAATACCAGGTAACTGCATCGCTAACTTGTGTGATAAGGCAGCCTGCATGTAAGGAATGACACGGTCAGGCATGTATAGTTCATTTGTTAATGAGCCAACATCTTGGGGTTGCAATTCCAGGATCATTTCAAATACCTGGAAGTTGTTGTTTGGTACTGGCCATAGCGCCATCTGTGGCACGATCTGACGATCGAACCAGTATTGCAGTGTGCGTTGGCTTGGGAATTGTTTATTAGGCAAGTCAAAGTAATCAGTACGGTTCAGACGAGCCATTGGGATTACTTGTTGTGATTGCGCAAATTGGATAGCGCGTAACGAATAGGTTGAGCTAGTGTTACGGTTTTGAAGGCGATAATAATAGAAACCCTGAGTTGGGTTTACTTGGAAGTATTGCCATTGAAAATCAGACAGCGTGGCGTCTGGGAAAGATTGCCAAGTTGTCCAATTAATACCATCATTACTGACTTGTAAATCCAGTGAGTAGGTAGTGGTGGTGTTTGGTGAGTAAGCATTAAAACCAATGTAGAACAGACGAGTACCTTGGCCATAAGCTGCACCAAAGTAGTTTTCTGATAACGTGGTTGTTGCGTGTAGCAACAAGTTGGCGTTATTGGTCTGATCAAACAACGCAGGAACGTTGCCATTATCGGCAGGCAAATAACCAGAGACCGCAGGGTTTGTGATATAAACCCAGTTTGCTTCTAACACATCCACGCAGTTAGCAGGCATGGTTAAAAACTGCTGGTTGGTTTGTGCACCAATAATCTCAATCTTTTGCAACCAGATATTGATGCCGCGGTTGACTGAGTTTTGCAAGACATAAAACAGGGCCTGCTTACCAGCGTTAACTAACTCGGGCGTCATCTCTTCTGCGGTTCTACCCGCATCACGATAGGCGTACGAAATTAGTTGATCGACATTAACTGTTGTCTGGTTGTATGTACCTGAGTAGGCCATGGATTAACGTCCTCGGCCAGCGGCCTTTTTCATTACTTTTTGTGGTAGGTTTGCTTTGGCTTTACCAGCCTTAACAAATTCTTTCCCCACTTTTTTGGGAATGCCTAGTGTGCTTTTTCCAGCAGCGGCTGCATACATCGCAGCTTGCTGGTCTTTGGATTTGATTGGCATATTACTTTTTCTTTACCTTACCGCCGCGTTTTTTAGCAACAGAATCAGATTTAGTTTCTGCTTCTTTGTCTTTAGCAGCAGCAGCTTCTTCTACTTTTGCATCTTTAGCTTTTTCGTTGCTGTATATTGCGGCAGCTGTTGGAAGACCAAATAATGCGCCCGGAAATAAACCTGCTGCAATTTTTCCAATTTTGCCACCGGGTGCGTATTTTTTAACTTTACCGCCGCGTTTTTGGCCGCCAGGGATAGTTGAACCGCCGGGCATGCTGCCTGGATTGCCTGCACCAATGTTAGA